GTTACACCACTACCTACGCCGGGTTTGCGAGTGCTGGGGTCAAGACGCATTCTAGCGGCATCTGCCTGAGAAACAGGTTGCCCGGTCATTGTATCAATGAAGGTCATCCCATCGGGCCCGAGTTGGTATCGATATCCTGCGGGTTGCGTTGCTGCGCCACTGCGCTGCTCAAAAGTTTTTAAATTTTTATCTATGTAGTCCTGTGTGTCTAACTGATCTCTCACAGATTGTTGGGATTGAACATCAAGCGCCTGAGAATCCAAGTCTGGAAGTTTCATCCCAGAATTTGTCGCATCCGTTGCGGCTTTCTTTGCCGCAACATCTGCATCTACTTTAGGCGCACCACTCATCAACGCCATGCCGCCTGAGATAGCCCCTTCTACCAGACCACTCTTCAACGATTCCTTCAGATTCTGGCCAGATATCAAGCCTGTCCCTGTACCAACAATCGCAGCATTAGCCGCTTCGCGTACCACCGGATTGGTCAAGAACTGCCCTGTGTATTTACCTATGAATCCAGAAACAGGTCCACCGGGGGCGCCCATAAAGCCCGTTGCAGCAGAAGTCAAAACAGATTTAAGGTCTCCACCTGCTAATGCTGTCACGGTGCCAGAAGACAAGGCCCCCGTGACACCCGCGGCCATCCCTGCGGACAAACCGGGCATCAGTGCCCCGACTGCTGGTCCGAGGACCATGCCTAACGCAATGGTGCCAATAATTCTTCCAATCGGGCTAGACAATGCTTTTTTAACGGCTTTGCCAATTCGCTTAAATGTTTTTCCAACCGCTTTAAAAACACTTTTTAAGAAAAATTCTGGCAACCCTGTACGGGGGTTGATGGTCCCCGAACCGCCGCGAGATTGCAGCAACCGGGCTTCACTCGGGGTAATGTGCGCCAGCATCGTATCGCCACGACGACCGCTATTGGCCACTATCCGTGCCGCTTCTGCAATACCGCCCTGTGCAAAACCCTGTGGCGGCATCATGCCCATTGGAGCCATACCCATCGGCGCTTCAGGCATGGGCTGTTCTGACCCCGCTGTTGCCATACGGCTGCGCTGAGTATCTACAAGAACCATCAAAAGCGCAGACAGGAACTCTTCATCGTACTCAGGGGGCAGGTCTTCCGCATCAATTAGCCCCTCCGCAACCATATCGGCTACTTCTTTGGCATAGTTTTGCGGATCACCGTAGAGTCCTTGAACAGCCTCAATTAGCTGCGTTAATTGCTCATCTGTTAATTCTTCTAGTTCGGCGCGAATTTCCCCTAAAGCTTCCTCAAGCTCCATGGCCGCATCAGGACGGGCATTTTGCAAGCCTTGCTGCATTGCCTCGTATGAGTCCATCATGCTCAACTGAGGAGCTTGCATACCTTGGTTTTCTGGCAACGCCATGATACCTGCTTGATCCACGGCCATAATTGGCTCCTAACTAATTAATTTCACAAAATTATCGCTTATTACTGCGCTAAATCATAGATTGAAACGTATTACCGGCTAATTTCTTCCCAATCAAGCGAAGCATGAATTGTGGCGCTATTACTTGATGCCGACGTTGCCAGCGTCAACTCAAAGGGAGTTCCAGTTATACCGTTTCGCTCTAACTGGTTGGCAAACAACGCTTGTTTCAAAATATCAATAGTGGTAGATCCTTGGTTCGATCCCTGCGTGTACCCCTGCGCTAAGATGCGCCCACCAGTAAATGAGGTCCCCGTGATGTTGTATTCCACGGCTGAATTCGTCCCGGCACTCACCCAAGTCCCACCGGTTGTGGTGCCAGAAGCTATTACGCGCCATTCGTAGTTCACGTTGTTTGTCAACGCCAAAATAGACGCCGCTGTTAGTACAATAATTGCATCAAGGCGCGTGGTCTTTAAGCGTAACGAAACCACAGGGTAATACGTCCCTGCTGTAGCCAACGATGTCGGCGTTGTAATGGGTGTACCAATAGCCTGTTGCAAACCGGTTAATGCAAAGCCGCCCTCTGAGATCACCGTTGAGCAAACTTGTTTTAGTGTGCTGGCACCTGATGTTGCTGCCGTGTTCTTCATCTCATACCGCAGCGGCAAGGAAGCCGTTGTGATGTAAGTCGTTGTGGTCAGGTTGGCGTGGTTGAAGTTGTGCGCCGGTACAAATTGACCATTGATAATGAACCCCATACGCGCTGTACCGAGCCCCAGCCATTCAATGTCCATGTACAAAATCTGCGACTTGGACAAGTCCAACGTAAGGCCAGAAGGTCCTGCGCCGTCCAGTGTGTCTTGGTTCCAGTTGGCTTGCGCCACCTGCGTATTCACTACAGCGCCGGACACAGAACTACGTTCAACGAAGTAGGCATTTGAGCCTTCGCGCTCAATATAAAATCCGTTAGCTGAACCGTAATAACCAACACGTTGACGCAGCCCCGCCTTTGCCGTGCCCATGACAAACGTATTCATCACCAGCAAACTTTTGCCCGGCTGATACGCAAATATCTTTGTGGTTTCCCTCAGTACTTCATCATTGTTTGCGCTGCCCACCGTCAGATTGACCAGACCTTCATCTGCGCTAAACGTGGCAGCGGCGGTCCCCGTAGTACCCGTTGACCATAGGTTGTTGTCAGAATATCGGTGTGAAGAATCAAACAGCGTAAACGGCTCACTCACTCGCAACCGCCCAAACGCGTCTAAGTTTGTACCGCCAATTGAGACGGGCAATGTCGATGAAGTAGCCATAAGTTGTGCAATAAAGTTGTCCAGTGTGTTGAAGTACTGGCGCAATATGTTATTCAAAGAATCTTGATACACCCGATCATACTGCGCAGGGGCAAAAGGCAGAGCAGGTGATCTAGTCCTGCTCAGTTCTATTGATTCAGTGACGACAATCTGTGTGCTCATCGACGGCCATCCGCACGAATATCCATACGTGGTGACCCTAATTGCCACTGCGTACCTAGCGTATTTGATTCAACACGGAACGCCATTTGTCTGCCCCGTACCCTTGTATAAACAATCTGCGTAAACTCTTGCACGTTATATGTTTGTTGGGTCGCGTAGCCTTGCGCAGACTCTACGATAGGACTACTGGCTGCGGTATAGCCCGAACCCGGGTTTTGTCGAGGACGAAGCGTGAAGCTGACCTGTGGCTTGTCTGTAGATAGGCCCGTCATGTTGGAGTTATTGAAAGTAATGTCTGGGATTACCTTAGTAACAAAGCTGTAGTTGTTTCCGTCCCCAACATCAAAGTCCGCCGTTTGAATGTATGAGCTGATTGGGCTAGGCGGGTTAGTAGACCCATCGTCCACCGCCGCTTCGTGAAACACAATAATGTTGCTAGAAGTTGCCCCTTGAGGGAACTGTCGAAGTGGGCTATCCAACCACGCGGTACGACTCAAAGTTCCGTAGTACCACGCCTGATCTAAGTAATTAAAAATAACGTAGCGATCAATAACAGAAGCGTTTTTAGAACAATAGAAGAACCAAATTTCTGAGAACCCTTCATTTGTCCCTGCAAAAAACTGTGCCTCTTGATCTCTATTCATGTCAGAGAACACATACTCACGAACAGGGCATGGAAGCGTTTCTACGCGGCCAGCATAGTAGTAAAACTTATCTGTGCCCATCCAATAAGTAATGCCCGACGCTGTTGCCATCGCATTAGGAGAAACAAGCGAAATGTTATCAGCAAGGATCGTGAATCCCCAGACAAACGGTGGGCCAAGGTACTGCATTGAGTAAACAGCGGCATCTGTCCAAACCAAAATCTCTTGTCGTGTTTGGAGAGTACCAACAATCTCTGATCCGCGAGAAAGACGATAGCTACCTGCTTGGTTTGTAGCAGTGGGCGTCCAATCGGCATAATCTTCTTGGGCAGTCCAACGAATAAGCAATGGGTCAAAAATAGCAGCTCCATACGCCCCATAATCACTGCATCCAAAAGCAATCGTGATACGAGTAGAGTCCGACACCAATATTTGATTAATCTGGGACGGTACGTCTGTACCCGAGATCAAGGTGCCACGAGTGCTATACGCAGGGGTTGCGCCACTGCCCGGTTGCCACAGATACAATGCGCCGCCGCGGGGGGAAAACAAAAGGTCTTCCCCGTAGTTTGATTGGCTCCAAAGCCGCAACTGAAAGCCAAATCCTGTAGTAAAACCAGAGCCCCACGTGCCGCGAGACCACGGACCTGCTCCCCAGCCTGTGCCCACTGTATACGAAGCAAACCCCGTATTGATCTGGTAAGCAATCGTAATAGCGGAATTAGAGACAGAACCCGACGCACTTGTGGCTAAAGTGACCGTATAGGTAGTACCTGAAAGCACCGAAACAATTTGATATTCGCCGTTTACATCTACCCCACCAATCGTATTGGCACCTGCAATAGTGACAAAATCATCCGCTTGTAAACTGTCTGCGGAACTATCTGACACAGTCAATACCGTACCGCTGGCAGTAAGACTGATAGTAGAAGCATTAACTACAGGGGGACCAGCGGAAGGGGTGTTGCCATTTATTTCACGTAGGGGCGTGATGTCGTAATAATCGCCGCCATCTTCAACATAGAACTTCAGGTTGGTGCCGACACCCAAAAGATTGTAGTTACGTAAGGTTACCCAGTTCCACAAAGATCGTGCCACACCAAGAAATGTGTTGTAAGAAAGCGCTGCCCAACCACCAATCTTTTCTGGGAAGCCAAAACGAAACCGGATCTTGTCGCAGTCGTACCACGAACCTTCCGCGGTTAGCGTAGTAACTTCGCGAATAACCCCCGGCTTGAATTGTAGTCTCTGTAATGGCATAACTGACCTATTTAAACGGTGGGCCACCGACCCATAGCACTAATGAACGACGAACGCCTTTAGTCACAGGGGTTACCCGATGCAGCGTGTAAGACGGAAAGAACCACGCCCTGCCCCGCTTTAGTTCGAGTGTCTGAGCCTCGTCACTTGTTGTCTTTACCTGAAACTCGCCCCCCTCAAACTCAGACGGCTCCGACAAAAGCAACACCATTGACAGCTTACGCGGCACCCCAGAATCTTGCGAAGAAGAGTCCGTATGCCAGCCATAATGCCCACCTGTATCCCCCGTGTAAACCCCTAGTTGCATGGGCTCGTAAAACCCGGTCAAATCAAAATGGAAGTAGCGTCGGTTGACCTCTGCCACCACCCGGGAGAGCTTGCTCCACAGGGCCTCCATCTCAGGTTTTGGACCTATCCAGCTAACACTCGTCTCCCGAATATTGGGGTCAACTACCGCACCATCGGAACCCCCAACGCATCCTGCCTCTCTCTGCACCCACTCCGGCTGGGCTAACAGGAAGTTGATCTCTTCCTCGGTTAGAAAGCCGTCCCAAAAGGCAACTTCCTCCTGACCGTGGCTCATGCGTGGCGGTATTGCAAAAATCATACGTATCCCAAAGGTTTATGCGTCCACGGATTCACTGCAACAGACAGGCGCGTCCCGGTGTATTTTTCTACCCCATGCATCAGCCCCGGGGCAAAAGCAATCATCCTGTTCGTTACGGGCGTCACCGACATTGTCTCCGTCACAAAATTGCCGCCAACTACATCAATGTCGGCGTAGTAAACAATGCTGCAAATCGGGCACTCCATATTGCCTGACATCTCATACAACTTCTCGTCCTTATCAATATGCCAATCGGGCCGCGTTCCGTGGTGCGCCCAGTACTCACTGCCAGCCATTAAGGACAAATCAAAATAATCTGCCGCTTTTCTTAGCAAAATAGCCATTGGCGAGTTGTTGCCGTGTAGCTTCTCTATCCCGCCCGGCTCCCATTTCATCTTCCGAGCTTCGTTACTCTGTGAGAAGAACCCTACCACCGCCAGCCGGTGTTCCTCGTCCAAAACATCATCCAGCACAATCAGCATTTTGTGTAGATCAGCGTCAAGGTAAATCGATAAAACGGCGACAAAAACGACTGCGGCCTGATGGTGTGCGGCGTTCTTCCGTCAAACGCAATTATGCGCCCCGGAGTGTACGGGCTCGTATACACAACGTCTCTACACGCCTCATCAAAGAATAGCGTCTCGCCATGCCAGCCGTCTTTCCACTCCAGATTGACGTAGTACAGCAAAATCTTTTCTTCTGGGTGCGAATGCACAAAGTTGGCATCCGCCGGAGTAGACAGGTTCAATATGCACTTAGTCCGCTTATACCCCACCACTTCTTGCGCTACGGGCGTTGCCGCTAACTTCTCAAGTATTCCCAGCCGGGCCAAGTCGTCGTCCGAGTACACCGAGTGCAGGAACTTATGCTGCATATTCTCTACGATGCATCCATCTGCCCAACCTATCTGGAACAAGGAACTCTGCGCAAAGTTGTACACCCGATTGCGAAACTCAAAGTCCAGCACATTGTCGTAGACCCGCAAACTCCTGCCGTTATCTACCTGTACATCTCGAATCAATTGGTTGCGAAGCACGACAACACCTCCGCATACTTGGCTTTGGTAAACGAAAACGTCAGCATCCTGCGCGACTTATTAGGCACCATGTCCACCGAATGCGGCACCGATGTATCCATCAACCACACATCCCCAGCGTTGGCGCAGAACTCTTCAACATACTCAGACTGACGGCTACCCCGGCTCCACTGGTAGAAATTAGTCTCCTCGCCATGCGTATCTAGATTGACATTGATGCCGCAGGTCTTGTTGATGTCTACGTGTGCAGGTAGCACTGGGTCTTGCGCATCCAAGGCAGGGAGTTCAAGCACGAACACGCTGGGCCACTCAAGGGCAACTAACGCCTCGGGCAACTGGGCCACAAATTCTGCTTCATTTAAAACTCTCAGCGTTTCAGTGTAGGGGATAGAGGTGCCGTCCAGATTGCGGGCGTATTTCTGCACACGGTAATACTTTTGATGGGGCGCAAGAAGCTCTTCCACAAGCGGAAAAAGATCAATACTGATCGGAAGCTTCGTTGCATGTTTCATCTAAACAACAGTCCGTAAACGTCCGTTACTGCTGTAGTGGCATTTCCATTAGTTCGAACCGCCAATTGATACGGCCCCATGTATTGCTTTTCGTTGACTAGCAACGTTCCTTTGCACAAGAAAAGTGTTGTATTTGAATCCAAGAACATTGTCTGTCCCTGCTTCATCTCAAACACACTTATCGGCGGCACGTACCCTTGGTTAATCTCCGGGTCATAGCACCAGCACACAGTCGGCTCATTGGCGGTACACAGCATCAACCGGTCTTCATGGTTGCCATAAGAGAACCAACCAGTGTTGCACTGAAGCTGCACCTCGCCCGTGTTTTTATCTCGAGCCGTGAAGTTACCTTCACTAAAGAACAGGACAATCTTGCTGGAGGCGTTGGTCTGTACTTCGACTACATCGCCTTTGTCGTAGTAGTTTGCGTACAGGACGCGACCAAATGCAGCGTAGGGTTTGCGTCTCATCACACCACCTGAAATGGCGTATCGTGCGCCACCACTGTCAACTCATTGACCGTAAATTCGTGGGTCTGCCCTACCATGCCTTTAAACGCATTGACGCGCTGGGGGTCAGCTACAAAGTTCTCTTTGGCTTCTTGCATCTGGGCATGGTGCATACCTACTATGGCAATGCGTTTTTTGATCTCGTTAGCGTCCGTTACATCAGGCCACATAGTTAGCGGCTGGAACGCGTAAGTGGGGTAGTCCGCCGGGTTTTGGCTGTTGGTTGTATCAGACGCAAAACAAACCAGCAATGAATGGTTAGCCTCGTCGTACCCCATGATGCGCATCTTTACTTTGTTCATAATTACCCCGCTGGACCTTCTCGTGTACCTGTTGCCGCCCATGTCACAAACGGATTGCCAATGATGTAATACCCCGCAGCGCCACCACCACCGCCAGAGCGAGGGTTTGCGCCACCGATAGGACTTCCGCCACTACCTGCCGCACCCCTACCGCCTCCCGGGCCCCCGGGCGCGGGAGCACCACCGCCACCGCCCCCCGAACTACTATTGCCGCCACCGCCGGGGCGACCGCCACCACCACCTGATCCACCGTCATATCCAGCGCCGCCGCCACCGCCACCACCCCAATCAGAAGGACCTTTATTTGGGGTAAGACCCGCACCTGCTCCACCGCCCCCGCCACCACCAGC